TTATTTTCCCACGTCTTTTCCGATCCACACCACCTGGCCGATGATGGCGAGGCGATCCAGCTCGCTGGCAGGGATGACCTGATCTTTATATTCCTTGTTATCACTGATCAGCTCGATGGCGCCGTCCCAACGTTTCTGAATGCGTTTGGCATAGAGATCATCACCCAGACGCACCACGAAGATCTCGCCGTCGATTGGTCTAGTGCTTGCCAAGTTGATGAGCAGGCTATCACCGCTGTTGATGGTGGGCTCCATGGAGTCACCTTTGGCAAAGACGACCTTGAGCTGCTCAGGCTTAAAGCTACGGTATTTCAGCCACTTTCGGCGAAATGCCAAGCGCCGCATGACCGGGGTATCGTCCCCGTTAAAGGCGCCATGGCCGGTACTCACGGTGACATGGTAGCCGTCAACCAGTGCGTACTCCTCGTCGAATTCATCCTTGCTGACAGCAATCGCCGTATCTACCGAGTGATCCCCAGGGTATTTGGGGCCTTCGCCGGTGGCTAACCATTCCAAGTTAACGTTCTTGTAGCGAGCAATCACAACCACCTTATCGAACGTTGGTTTTGATGTTCCTGGTGGCAGGTATTTCCTTAAACCCCCCTCTGAGATACCAACCATGTGCGCGAAAGTACGCAGCGATTCGTCGCCTATCAGTTCTTTTAGTCGCAAGGGGAAGGTAGCTATTCCGTCAGACGGAAAAGCTACTTGGTTGCTATCGTCGGTCATGAGTTGCCATTCATTGCAAGTGGTTGATTTATAACGTCGTGTGTCTTTTAGGGTGACAGTGTGCGAACAAAAAGGAATGGCAACTTAAAAAAAGACTTGCCGTTGTCTTATTGGGCGCATAATCTGTCTTATGTGTCGCATGTGGCATCTAGCCAAATGCGCAACATAAGAAAAAATTCTAACACGGTGGACACATGATGAGGATAGATAATGCCAACCATATCCATGCCGCCCTCAGGGCTCAGGGATTGACCTGTCGGTCATGGGCCTTGGCGCATGGATATCACCCTCGAACCGTCTTGCATTGTATTCGCTTGTTCTCACCCGATACCGGCAGGAAGCCAAAACGTCCCCATGCAAAGGAGATCGTCAAGGCCCTGTCTCTAGCTATCGGATTTGATCTGATGCAAGGAGAGGGCGATGAATAAGCTCTGGTTCTCTGTTCAGGAATTGGTCGGGTTGGATGGTTTGCCAAGTACGGCATTCGGCGTCCGTAAAAAAGCAGATAGCGAAGGATGGGAGTCAAGAAAAAAGGAAAGAGGAAAAGGTTATGAATACCACCTCGCCAGCCTGCCGCAAGTGACCCAGCAGGCGTTGGCCAAACAGCAGGCGAAAGCCCTGCTGCAGGCGAGCGATAGCGTCGCGGTGGCGGCCAAGCAGATGGTGGCCAAGCTGGAGGCCGAGGAGCAGGCCGAACAGACCGCGCTGCAGGCCCGCAAGAGCGACGGATTGGTGCAGTTCAACAGCCTGCCGGAGGTACGTCAGGAGCGGGCCACCGCCAAGATGGCGATCCTGTCCGCACTGGATGCCTTCGTGGCGCCTTACAGCATGGCAGGCCGCAAGGTCGATGGCATTCGGCTCTTTATTGACGCTTACAACCAGCGCCAGCTCGATCTGCCTGAGTGGGTGGCTGCGCATCGCCAGAAGCTGTCTCAGCCCACCCTGTATCGCTGGCTCAAAAAGCGCGAGCAGGAGGGGATCGTTGCTCTCGCCGGTGCCTACAAGGTAAACCGCCCCCACCTGGTTGATACCTTCCCCCGGATGGCGCAGTTCCTGGTGGCAGTGCTGACGGCCAAGCCCCATCTGGCCAGCAAGGCGCACACCCTGCAGGCGCTGGTGGCCGAGCAGGCCAGGCAGGAGCAGGACTGGGTGGTGCCTTCCCCCTCCAGCCTGCGGCGCTGGGTCAGCAAGTGGCTGGCGGCGCACAGCGCCGAGTTCGCCTTTATGACCGACCCCGATGGCTACAACTCCAAGCACCGTCCGGTGTACCAGAAGATGTACCAGCGCTATGGGTTGCCCAACGACGTCTGGGAGTTCGATAGCACCCCGGTGGATGTGCAGCTGAACGTGGGCGGCAAGCTCAAGCGTTACACCATCATCGGCGCCATCGACGTGATGACCCGCCGGGCTCAGCTGCTGCTTTGCCCCACCTCCGATTCGGACGGGATCTGCCTGCTGCTGCGCCAATGCCTGCTGAGTTGGGGTCTGCCCAACGAGCACGGCATCTGCAAGACGGATAACGGCTCGGATTATGTCAGTAAGCGCACCACCGGGATCTTCGATCTGCTGGGCATCCGGTTGGAGCGAGCCAAGGCGTTCTCCGGCTGGGAAAAACCCTTTATCGAGCGCTTCTTTCGCACCATGTCCCACGGCTTGATGGAACTGCTGCCCGGTTATATCGGGCACAACGTCAGCGATCGCAAGAAGATCGAGGCGGTACGTGCCTTCTGTGAACGGATCGGCAAAAACCGGGCGAAGGGAGAGAAAGAAGCCCTGGAGCTGGCACTGGCCCCGGAGCAGCTTGAACAAGCCTTGAGTGACTGGCTGGAGTTTCACTACCACCACCAACCCCACAGTGGATTGGATGACCTCACTCCGTTCCAGTCATACCAGCAAAGCGGCTACCAGCCGCGCCTGATCCCCGAGGTGCATGCGCTGGACCGGCTGCTGCAACACGTCGGCGATGCCACCGTCGTGCGCGGCAAGGTGTCGGCGGGCGGGCTCCAGTACACCGCTCCCGAGCTGATGGCACCGGAGTGGGCTCGCCGCCGTGTCCGGGTGTTTCTCCACCCGACCAATGTGGGACGGGCCACCCTCTACCCACTTGATGACTGGGGTCGTTATGTCGAAGCCATCAATGACGAATTGGTAGGGACTGCCGTGGCTCCTGATGAATTCCGCACTCAGCGCAAGGCCGCTACCAAGGCGCTGCGCAATTTCCGGCGTGAAGCCAAGCGGCTGGGAGATGAGTTTGAGATCAATGACGTTGCAGCTCGCATTCTGGCGGCCAAGAAGCACCAAAACCAGAGCCTGGTGGGGCTTCCCCTGGGAAGCCGCGAGCACGACAACGCCGCCATTCTGGGTTTGAGTCAGGCCGCACAAGCCACTTCTCACCCGAGCGAGCCGAGTTTTAGCGACTCCGAGCGGGAGGCTCTGGCGCGGCGGCGTGAGCAAAATCGTCAGTTGATGCGCCAGCAGGAGGAGGGTAAGGCCAAGTTGCTGCGCGACCAAGAAGCCAACGCCTGGTACCTGTCGCGCAAGGCACTGATAGAGCCGCTGACGGACACGCAGGCGGCGTGGCTGGCGCAGTACCGCAAGGACTACTACCTGGTCGCACGGCGCATTGATTTCACCTTGCGCCAGGAGCAGGAGGCCAAGGCGCAGGGTCAATGAAAAGGGGTAGCCGTGAGCTACCGGTCATTCGCAATAAACCGACAGAAAATGTTCATTTAACAGGAGTTTACATCATGAAAAAACGTGTCGTTCCCGTCAAAAACGTGACCCGCACTGAGTCACTTTTTCACAACCTCAACAGCCGCTCCCAAGTGGTGCCTGGTATCGGGTTGGTTTATGGCCTGACCGGCTTTGGCAAGACCACCACCATGACATGGTTGTTCAACCAGGATGGGGTCAATGCCATCTATATCCGTTGTTATGCCACCGACACCCCCAGCAGCGTGCTGGAACGTATCGTCCGCGAACTAGGAATGGTGCCGCGCTATCCGATGCAACGGATGGTGGATGACATCATCGAGCGGATGCGTGCCGAGGAGCTGACGCTGTTTGTGGACGAATGCGACTACGTGGTCGGCTCCAACCGGACCATGGACAGCTTCCGCGATATCTATGACGGCACCGACCAGCCGGTGATCTTGATCGGTATGGACCAGATCGCTAAGCGCATCAGTCAGCGCAAGCAGTTGTTTAACCGCATTTCTGACTGGATCGAGTTCCAGCCCGCTGATCTGGCCGATGTGGGGATGTTTGCCGACCACCTGCTGGAGGAAGACATCCTGCTGGAGGAGGACTTGCTCCACATGATCAGTACGCGAGGCCACGGCGAAGTGCGGCGGATATTGACTGCGCTGGAAAAGGTCGAGTCGCTGGCGCGGGCCAACGAGATGGCGGTCGTCAGTCTGGCTGACCTGAAAGGCCGTGAAGCCGAGCTGTTCTTGGATTTCAACGGCAAAGGGCGTCTTGGGTGATGTGACCTGGTGGGGGAGGTGGGATCCAGTCGTTGTCTCGAAATGGAAATTTGAGGGGATTGTTGAATGTCTCAGATCACAACTAATAAAAGAGCCGCAGCCTGGAGCCATATTGCGACCAATGAGTGTTTCACGGTCAACGATATTGCCATGGCCATTGCAGAGCCAACTGAAAAGGGACGGGAAATTGTTAAGGAATTCGAAAAGCGGGGGGTGATCCAGCAGGTAGCTGGAATAGGTGTGGCTGGTCGCCCCAAGGTGTATGCGCGTATCGAAGGGCAGGAACCGGTACTAGGTCGTGGCCACTGTGGAGACGGTCGGGTAGTTCGGAGCCAGAACCGGAAAACCAAGCAACAGAAGATGTGGAACGCGATGAAGATGCACAAGCACTTCACCCGGCAGGATCTGCAAATGACCGCCGAGGTGACAGACAGCCATGCCAAGTCTTACCTCAGCGCACTGCACAAAAGCGGTTATGTCAGCTTTCTGCTCAAAGTGAAGGCTGGGCAAAAGAGTAAAGGGAAGCTGAGCCGCTATTGCCTGAAGCGCAATACCGGCAAGTTGGCCCCCTTGGTGCGTAAGACAGGGGTATGGGACCAGAACGAACAGGCGTTCTATCCGTTTGAACCAACAGGAGGTAACGAGTTATGAGCAGCCCCAATGCGCTGCCAGCGTGGTTGGCCGCCTTGCAGCAGGCAGTAAAGAGCAGTTCTTTGGCAACTGTCGCCCAGCGCCTCGGGGTATCCAGGACCATGGTGAGTCAGGTCTGTAACCAGAAGTATCCGGGTGATCTGATACGGGTGCAGAAGTTGGTGGAGGGGGTTTACCTCTCTTGCACCGTGATGTGCCCGATCTTGGGAGAGATACGTCAGGATCAGTGCCTGGCGCACCAGGCCCGCAGCAATGTCAGCAGCAACCCGCTCTACATCCAAGTCTACAAGGCGTGCCGCAGTGGGTGCCCGCACAGCCGCATCCCGGAAGAAAAACAGCTCAAACGACCGGTTCGGCTGCAGATGGAAGATGACACGGTTGAGCTCTACCAGGCCTCGCGGGTAATCAGTCGCCTCCGTTTTCAAGCCGATGGCGATGACCGCGAACTGGTGAAGCTGCTTAGCAATGAATTGGAACATGTGGCGATGCGGCTTAATCAACTGCTGAAAAAGCAGGGTGAGAACAAATAGCCGAAAACGAAAAGCAGCGGGCTCGGGGTGTGCAGTGGGCCCAGTGATTGGCATCACAAGGAGAACGGGATGAACAGAAATCTGCAGAAGACCGCCGACCAGCTGCGAGTCTGGCTGACGGCGAAGGGGTGCAAGGTGAGTACCAGCCGGGTGTGCCACACCCCTTTGCTGGCGGTGACTGGCCCCTTGCCCGAAGCAATGACCAAGCGGGCAGTGTGGGGGCGAGAGTGCCTCGCGGGTGTGGTGCGGGATGTCGCCATCGTGCGCTTTGGTGGTTGCCTGCTGCACTGGCGCCAGTAAGAGAACCACCGGAATACAACGGGATTTATCAAGGAGAGCCTCATGCAAGAAGCACAGACCAGCAACACGACGCCGATGCGGCAGAACGCCCAGGGGCACTGGGTACCGGAAACCTTAATCGCCCCAGCGGACAAGCTGCGCGATGAGGTGGTGATGGGCATCATCGCGGCAGCCAAGGAAGAGCGCTCCCGCCTGGCCGCCTTCAAGATCGGCGCCATGCAGCAGATCGCCGACTTTGTGGACCTCTCGGCTGAGCAGTACGGGGTGGCCTGGGGCGGCACCAAGGGCAACGTCACCCTGCTCAGCTTCGACGGCCGCTACAAGCTCATTCGAGCGGTGGGGGAACACCGCAAATTTGATGAACGGATCCAGGCGGCCAAGGTGCTGATCGATAGCTGCATCGAGCGCTGGAGCGACGGTGCCAGTCCTAAGCTGCGGGCCTTGGTGGACCACGCCTTTCGGGCTTCCAAGGCCGGTCATATCGACGTCAACCAGGTGCTCTCCCTGCGCCAGCTCAACATAGAAGACGCTGACTGGGAGCAGGCCATGCAGGCGATCGCCGATGCCATCCAGGTGACCGGCACCAGCCAATACCTGCGGCTCTACGAGCGTGACGGTCAGGGCCGTTACGTTCAGATGAGCCTGGATCTGGCCAAGTTGTAAAGGGGAATGCGCGATGGAAATCAACGTAGAACAGGCCGAACAGCAACTGCAGTTGTGCGAGCAGATAGGCGAAACCGAGGGCACCTGCTACCCCGACGACACCTATGAGGATGGTATCAAGGCCGCTTTGTTGTGGGCCCTGGGAATGGGGCCGGCCCCCCTCAATGCAGAGGAATATCAGGGGCTGATACCGCTGCAGTTTGAGCAGTGACAGTGCGAAACAGGGTGGCCATGCCGCCCTGTCTGCCCGGCGTGGTGGCCGGGCACTGATGAGCAGCCGGAGGAGTTTCTAGATGACAGCAGCCTTAACCGAAAGCCACGACGCAGCACATGCAGCCGCAAAGACAATCCCATTACAGGATTTGGCCACCCTGCGCTCGACTATTGAACGGGCACTAATTGAGGGTATGGCCAGCGATGTTCCTGCATGTATGCAAGTAGAGACTTGCCAAGTGCCACCTCTGACGTCCCAGCCAGAAAATCAGGAGGAAATTTAAGGTCAGAGTTCATCGTCAAAAACATGACGTATTGCGTAAGCAGCTCATAAAACGCGGATCGCTTTGATGGTTCCAATTCGATCGCTTCTTTGATGGGAAAGGGGGCCGTGGACAACCTTGTGAAGAGCCACTCCTGCGTTTTGATCGAGATGTGCAGCCGCTTGGGGTTATGGCCAACCATCAATTGGGTGAAGTTGTAGATAGGTAACAGGACCTCATGAGCGGTTAACGGCTTCATAGGCACTCCATTCTCGTTTGGATAAGGAGATTGAGTATTGATCATGCGAAACAGTGGGGGTAGCCCCTCTGTCTGCCCGGCGTGGTGGCTGGGCACTGATGAGCAGCCGACCTGGGCCCAGGTCTTCACCGCCTCGAACAAGGAGCACGGCGATGACCAAGATAGATATGGATATTCGGCTTACCAAGATATTCAGCGCGGCCGCCATTGCACAGGCGACCCCTGATAAACGGGCTGTGTGCAGACAGCTCAAGCAATTTGATAGAGATGCCCGTGCGCAGGGGCTGTTTGCCCTGGCAGGGGAGGCCAGCCAGATGCGCTGGCAACTGGTGGCAGAGTTGCAGCAAGCCAGAGCGGCAGAGGTTAGCCATGGCTGCGTCTAATTGGCAGGGTTTGCTGGCCTATGTGATGAAGTTCGGCCCATTGAACCAGCAAGGCGCCGAGCAGTGGCTCGATCGTCATTGTCCGCAATGGCGCAGTGGGAGCGACGTGGTCGCCGGCCAGATCTGGGTGGCAAAAGTGGGGAAAAATCATGACAGCAAACAATGAGCGTACCCGCTTGATCCGGTTGGTACAGGTGGGCCGCCGCTCCCTGGGGCTGGATGAAGAAACCTATCGGGAGCTGCTGGCCCAGCAGAGTGGCAAGCGCTCTGCGGCAGAACTGACGATCCAGGAATTGGACAACGTGCTGCTGGCCATGAAGGGGGTGGGGTTTAAACCGACCGTTAAACGTGCCGTAAACGGGGGCAAGCAGAAGCGTTTAAGCCCGGCCAGCGGTACCCCGGTTCGGACGGCCGAGATAGGGGTGATCCGGGCTATCTGGATCACCATGCACCGCCATGGCCTGCTGCGTGATGGCAGCGAAACGGCGCTCAATCACTATGTGGAGCGTCAGACGGTGCGGATCAACAACGGGGCTGGTGTGGCCGAAGTGGCCTGGCTCAGCGAGGCGCTGGCTTACCCGGTATTGGAGTCCCTCAAAAACTGGCACAAGCGGGAGATGGTCAAGGCGCTGCAGGCGGCCAAGAAAACTGTCCCCATCAATGAAAAGACCGGGCGGGTGGTGGGCTATCAGGCCGTTGTCGTTGCATTTGAGCAGATGCAGGTGGAGGTGCAACATGGATAGCAGCCAAGAGAATCTGGACCTGTTCGCCGATGACCATGAATCCCTGGGGCAGTTGGTGGACCGACTGGATCAAATCCCGGCGGCCGAGCTGACCGCCAAGTGGCCCAAAGCACTGGCCGAGCTGGTCGATGTGCTCGCTTGTGAATTGGGGCGCAGTGGGATGGCGGCGGATAAGGCCTTGGCCCAGGCTCGCAAGCTGGCGCTGGTGCAGGCCCACTATATGGGGGGCCGAGCGTATTACATCCCCACGGGTGATCACCTCAAGGCAGCCTTGCGTGACCGGGCCATCTGGGATGAGTTCAACGGCCGCAATATCGACCAACTGGCTCGCAAACATGGGCTTTCGGTGCCACAGATCTATGCGGTGGTGGCGGAACAGCGGCAGCTGACCCGGCGGCGGCATCAGCCTGATTTGTTTGATTGCTAATGGGTATTCTCTTATCTAATTAATGGGTATAAATTGAGGTGATTATCAACAACTTGGTGTGATTAATGAGTTTGGAAGCGCTTGAACTGGATAAATTGTTACTTTTTATTGCGTTTGTCATGCCTGGATTTATTGCAATTAAGGCATACGAACTCTTTGCTGTGGCGAGTGAACGAAAGTCAACTTCAGAGCAACTGATTGATGCCGTGTCATACAGCTGTATCAACTATGTGCTCTGGCTACCAGTTGTCTATGTGGTTGAGTCGGGTGAGCTCAGGAACGTACATTTTTGGTTGTATGTACTTTTTTACTTTTTGGTCCTTTTCGTTTCTCCAGTCGTAATCTCATATACGTGGCTGAAGGTTAGAGTGAAGAGGTTCAAACAGCACCCAATACAAAAGCCTTGGGATTTTGTTTTTTCCTCAATGGAGAATCCACACTGGGTGGTCGTTACACTTAAGTCTGGGGAAAAAGTTGGTGGATACTATGGTCCTGGTTCATTTGCTTCTAACTCACCGGCTCCTGAACAAATTTTTTTGAAAAACTCATGGGTTATCAATGAGGATGGGGGATTTGAGCGGGTAAAGGAAACATCTGCTGGGATATTGATATTGTCTTCTGAAATTCTTTATTTGGAGTTTTACGAGGTTACTTAAGGAGAAATCTATGGCCGAGAATAAAAAACAAAACCCATCTGGCGGTGTAGGGAGAGGTGCTGGTCAACCTGCAAGCGGTGGTGGATCCGGTACTTCTGGTGTCAGGGGCGGATATCAACCCAACAGTGGCGGTGACAACCCTGCCAACCCTCCCCCTAAAAAGCCGTAAAACGGGAATGCATATATGTCTGAAAATAAGCCGAGTAGAGCGTCAGGGAATCTACAAACTGTAGATTTGATTAAGGGTTACCAACCGCAAGTTAAGCCGACAGAAAATGGTAGGTTTTTAGATGGATATCAGCCTCCTAAAAGTAGTGCTGCCAGTCCAACGCAGCCACCACCCAAGAAACCATAAATAAATAGGGGAAAACATGAGTAGTAAACCAACAGCTCCCCCTAAGGGGACTCCTGGCATAGGGATGGATGGGTATCAGCCCAAGCCAAAACCCAGTGGGAGTGGTATCAACACAAATGGATATCAGCCCCCGAAAAGTAGCGGCACGAGTCCAACAACACCTCCACCTAAGAAGCCATAGCTCTAACCCACCATAAACCCCTGCCATTAAGGTCCCTCGGTACGCTGCGATAACGCAGTTAATCGAGGGGCCTTTTATGTTGCCTGATACCTACCCGATTGCTCTTGCCTGGTTGCTTCGCCCTGATGTGGAAGGGGGCGAGGTTAACCACCCGGCCGACCGGGGCGGCCACACCAAGTTCGGCATGGCCGATGCCGCCGACGGCAAGAAAGACGGCATGATCGACCTCGATCGGGATGGTCGGCCGGACATTGCCGTCGGCGGGGCGACCCCTGCCCACGCCCAGCTGTTTTACCGTGCGAACTACTGGCTGCCAGCCCGCTGCGACCGGGTTGATAGCGTCTGCCCGCTGATCGCCATCGCCCTGTTCGACGGCGCCGTGCACCACGGCCCAGGCCGCTCGGTGCGTCAGCTGCAGCAGGCGCTTGGCGTCTTGGCCGATGGGCTTCTGGGCTCGCAAACCTTGCAGGTGCTGGCCGCCAAGACCGGCCGGGACGGTGGTCGCGCCCTTCTGCTTGTGCTGCTTGAGATCCGCGCCGGTTTCATGCTTGGCATCGTGCGCAAAGACCCCAGCCAGTGGGCTAATGCCCATGGTTGGGTCAACCGCCTGCTGCGCCTGCAGAACTACCTGCTCTCTACCCGGTTCGGGGAGGGGGCGGCATGAGCAAACCCAGCCTCATCAACAAGCGTCGTCAGGCGTTGCAAGGGATCCAGGCCGCCGGCTATTTCGGCATCCCCGAACTCAAGAACCCCCGTTACCTCGCCTGTTTCAAAGAGGGGCGCCGCGCCCATCTGAAGGCCTATCTGTCCGAATCCGTCCCCACGGACCTGGAGACGATCCCGCTCTACAGCCATCACCCCACTCGACAGTCCCTGTTTGCCCAGGGCTGGCGGTCGGTGGGCGAGCTGGATCGCCTGCGGGCCCGTGCCCGTCTTACACCAACCCAACATAAGGACGCTCATCATGGCTGATTCCCTGTTACCCCAAGCAAAGCCTGCGCTCAGGAGTCGCGCCGTCATCGGCGGCGTCATCGCCGTGGGGGCCGGTATTGCCGGCCTGTTCGGCGTGCCGGTCGATGTCGGTACCCAAACCAGCCTGGTCTCCACCGCCGTGGATCTGGCCAGTGCCATCGGCGGCCTGTTGGCCATCTGGGGCCGCCTCAAGGCGACCCACGTCATCAAGTAATCGGTTCGCAAGGAGACACCCTTGAGTGACCCCATAGACCGCGCCCAGCAGCTCGACGCCGAGCGGACCGGGCGCCTTATTGACGCCCACCGGGCAAGGCCCAAACCCCGTGGCGATGGCATCTGTTGCGATTGTGATGAGCCCATCCCGATTGCACGGCTGCATGCCGAACCCGATGCGCCGCGCTGCATCGAGTGCCAGACCCTATTCGAGCGCAAGGAGGCTGTCCGTGTGGGATTTCATCGTTAAGAACTGGGGGCCCCTGTACGCCCTGGCCAGTCTGGTGGGGTTGATCGTCATCATCCTGCTCTCCAAGACCTACGCCAAGCGTGAAGATGTCACCGGCCTGGCCGCCAGGGTGGCCAGGGTCGAGCAGCAACTCTCGGATCTGCCGACCGAGAAGGAGTTGCACACTCTGCAACTGGAGATAAGCGAATTGCGTGGCGAGCTGCGGGCACTGGCGCCGGAGCTGCGCCAGGCCCGCCGTCTTGCCGACCTGCTGCTGGAAAATGAACTCAAGGAGAGAACATGAGCATTCAAGGAATATTGGACGCCCAGCAACGCTTGGTGATCTTGCGATCCTTGCTCGATATCGGCGGGGCGGCCAACGAATCGATCCTGAACGATTGCCTCGATCAGCTGGGTACCGGCCGGGTGTCCCGGGACAAGGTCAAGACCCTGCTGGCCTGGCTGGAAGAGCAGGGGCTGGTGCGCATCGAGCGCCTCGCTCAGGTGCAGGTGGCCCATCTCACCGGTCGGGGTCAGGACGCGGCCGAGGGGCGATCCAGCGTCCCGGGTGTCAAGAAGCCCAGGGCGGAGGATTGACCATGGCCGAGAAACCGACCCGTGGCCGCCCCAACAAGATCTGGCTGCTGCCTGAGGCTATCCGCAACGCCCTTAATGAGATGCTGCGGGATCGGGCCAACAGCCAGGCCGCCATCCTGGATGAGATCAACGGCCTCATCGAGGAGGCGGGGTTACCCAATGATCTCAAACTCTCCCGCTCGGGGCTGAGTCGCCACGCCAGCCAGGTGGAACAAGTGGGCCAGCACCTTCGCGACCTGCGGGAGACCACGGCAGCCTTGACGGCCCAGCTCGGCGACAAGCCGATGGGGGAGACTACCAAGCTCATTCTGGAGCTCGGCCGTTCCCAGTTGTTCAAGGCGATGCTGGCTCAGGTGCAGAACCCGGAGGAGGCGGTGGATATCGACATGCTGAAAAATGCCATGCTGGCGGCCCAGCGACTCGAATCCACCGCCATGCAGAGCCACAAGCGGGAGAAGGAGATCCGCCAGGCCTTTGCCGAGGAGGTGGCAGCCAAGACCGAGGCCATCGTCACCCAGGCGGGCCTGAGCGGTGAAGCCGCTGCCGCCATTCGTCGCGAAATCCTGGGAATTGCCTGATGACCACCATTGCTCAGACCCCTATCGCCCAGCAGTTGGCCCTGATCCTCGGTACCGAATACAACTCCGACGAGGTGCTGCTGCCCTACCAGCGCATCTGGATTGCCGACGAGAGCCCGCTCAAGATCGCCGAGAAGAGCCGCCGCACCGGTATCACTTGGGCGGAGGCGGCCGACGCGGCCCTGACGGCTTCCAAAGCCAAGGTGGCCGGCGGCTGCCATCACTTCTATGTGGGCAGCAACAAGGAGATGGCCCGCGAGTTTATCGACGCAGTGGCCATGTGGGCCAAGGCGTACAACAAGGCGGCCGGTGAGATCCAGGAGGAGGTGTTCACCGACGACGAGGACAAAGCGATCCTCACCTTCGTGGTCTATTTCGCCTCTGGCTTCAAGGTGCAGGCGCTCTCCAGCAACCCCTCCAACCTGCGGGGGATGCAGGGCAATGTGACTATCGACGAGGCCGCCTTCCACGACCGGTTGGCCGAGGTGCTCAAGGCTGCCATGGCGCTGACCATGTGGGGCGCCAAGGTACGGCTGATCAGCACCCACAACGGCGTCGATAACCTGTTCAACCAGCTGATAAATGACAGCCGGGCGGGTCGTAAAGACTATTCCATTCACACCATCAGCCTGGACGACGCCTGCCGTCAGGGGCTCTATCGTCGCATCTGCCAGGTCAAGGGCTCGCCCTGGACACCGGAGGCCGAGGAGAGCTGGAAGGCAGGGCTGCTCAAGGCCACCGCCACCGAAGAAGATGCTCTTGAGGAGTATTTCTGCGTGCCCAAACAGAGCAGTGGCGTCTACATCAAGCGCACCCTGATCGAGCGGGCCATGCAGCCGGATATCCCCATCCTGCGCTTCACTTCCCCTGCAGACTTCGAGCTGCAAAGTGAGGAGACCCGCAAGGCGGTGGCGGAGATCTGGTGTGAGGAGAACCTCAAGCCCTGCCTGGAAGCGCTCGATCGCAATTGCCGCCATGTACTGGGGGAGGACTTCGCCCGCAAGGGGGATCTCTCGGTGTTCGTCCCGCTCTCCATCGCGACCAGCCTGCGCAAGACCGTGCCCTTCGTGGTGGAGCTGGTCAACGCTCCCTATGAGACCCAGCGCCAGATCCTGTTCACCCTGCTGCAGGGGCTACACCGCTTCACGGCGGCCGCCTTCGATGCCACCGGCAACGGCGGCTATCTGGCAGAAGCTGCTCGGCTGCGCTGGGGCGCCAGCATGATCGAGTGCGTGATGCTCAATGACCCCTGGTACCGGGAGTGGATGCCCAAGCTCAAGGCCGAGTTCGAGGACGACAACCTCATTATCCCGCGCCATGCGGACGTGCAGGACGACCTCGGCAAGATCCAGGTCATCAACGGTATTCCCAAGATCGACAAAGGCAAGAACACCGGCCAGGGCGGCCAGCAGCGCCATGGCGACTTTGCGGTGGCCCTGGCCATGGCCGTGCGAGCCAGCTGGATGGAAGGGGGCGCCATCGAGTTCACCCCCTTACCTGGTAAGCACGATTCAGAGCGCAACGACGATTATCACCGATATGAGAGAGGGGGTTGGTAATGACCGGACTCATCGACATTCATGGCAACTCGCTGCGCCTGCAGAAGGAGCCGCAGACCGAGAACGACGCCAAGCTGGCCCAACTGCGTCGCCACTACAGCGAGCATCCCACGGTGGGGCTCACCCCGGGCAAGGCAGCGGCAGCGCTCAAAGAGGCGGAGGAGGGGAGCCTCATCGCACAGTGCGAGCTGGCCGAAGACATGGAGGAGAAGGACGCCCACCTGCAGAGCGAGCTGGGCAAGCGGCGCCGATCACTGCTCGGGGTGAGCTGGACCATAGAGCCGCCCCGCAACGCCACCCCCGCCGAGCAGCGCGATTGCGAGATGATCCGCGAGCTGCTGGAGGACTTCACCTGGTTGGATGACGCCATCTTTGACGCCACCGATGCGGTGCTCAAGGGGTGCAGTGCCCAGGAGTTCAGCGGCTGGGAGATGGTGGAGGGGCTGCAGCTCCCCAAGGGCATCGTCTGGCGCGATCCCGCCTGGTTCCAGACCCACCCGGATGACTGGAACCAGTTGCGACTGCGGGACGGCAGCAAGGAGGGGGCGGCCCTCAACCCGTTCGGCTGGATCATGCACAAGGCCAAGTCGAAGTCGGGGTATCTTGCCCGCACCGGCCTTATCCGCACCCTGGTCTGGCCATTCCTGTTCAAGAACTACAGCGTGCGCGATCTGGCCGAGTTTCTGGAGATCTACGGCCTACCGGTGCGACTGGGCAAATACCCGGAAGGGGCCACCGAGAAGGAAAAATCCACCTTGCTGCAGGCGGTGCTCTCCATTGGCCACAACGCGGGCGGCATCATCCCCCGGGGGATGGAGATCGAGTTCCAGAACGCAGCCAATGGCCAGGCCGATCCCTTTGTGGTGATGATGGACTGGTGCGAGCGCTCCATGAGCAAGGCCATCCTGGGGGGCACCCTGACCAGCCAGGCCGACGGCAAGAGCTCGACCAATGCGCTCGGCAACGTGCATAACGAGGTGCGCCAGGAGGTGCGGGATGCGGACCTTCGCCAGCTCGCCGCGACCTTGACCCGGGATCTGGTCTATCCGCTGTTTGCCTTGAACGGCAAGAGCTTCCAGGGGCCGCGCCGCTGCCCGCGCCTGGAGTTTGACGTGACCGAGCCCGAGGACATGCGCGATCTGGCCTATCCGCTGCGAGCCTTGGTGGGCATGGGGATGCAGATCCCGGCGCAGTGGGTGCGCGACAAGCTGCAGATCCCGGCACCCAAGGAAGGGGAAGAGGTGCTGGTCATCGTCGATAAGCAGGCTGGGGCCGGGGAGGCGGCGCTCAAGGCGCAAGGATTGGCGGCGCTGGCGGCAAAGAATCCTGTCCAGGAGGATAACAACGATGCCCAGCTTGCCCGACTGCAGGCAGAAGTCGCCCCTTTGCTCGCCGGCATGACCGATGCCGTTCAGGCGCTGGTGATGCAGGCCACCACCCTGGAGGAGATCCGGGATGGTTTGATGGCGCTGGAACCCAACCTCAGTCATGACGAACTGGGTGCCCTGCTGGCCCAGGCCATCGCCGCCAGTGAACTGCTCGGCATGCTGGAAATGGAGGAGGGCAACTGATGCCCGTTCGTTACGGCAGTCTGCCGTTCGAGGAGGCGATCGCCTTCTTTCGCCAGAAGCTGAATATGCCGAGTGAGCGCTGGGCCGATGTGTGGCGGGATGCCCATAACCGCGCCTTTATGGTGGCGGGGGCGACCAAGACTGACTTGCTGGCGGACCTGCGCGGGGCGGTGGACAAGGCGATCAGCGAGGGGCAATCCCTCGGTGCGTTCCAGAAGGCATTCAAGGAAGTAGTGGCCCGCCACGGTTGGGAGCATACCGGCCCAGCCTCCTGGCGCTCTCGCGTTATCTTCGAGACCAACCTGCGCCAGAGCTACAACGCCGGGCGTGATGACCAGATTGAGCGCATCAAGCACAAGCGCCCCTATGCGCTCTATCGTCACGGCGACTCCGAGCACCCCAGGGAGCTGCACCTCAAGTGGAACAACCTGGTGCTGCCGGTGGACCATCCCTGGTGGGATACCCACAGCCCCAGCAACGGCTATGGCTGCAAGTGCAAGAAGTTCCTGCTCTCCGAAGCGGATCTCAAGCGCCGGGGGTTGACGGTGGGCCAGGCACCGGATGACGGCAATTATGAATGGGTGGACAAGGCGACCGGGGAGATACATAGGATCCCCCGTGGCATCGACCCCGGTTTTGACTACCGGCCGCAGACCCCGACCGCCCTGACCGAGGCGATGGCCAAGCGGGAGGCGGCGAAACCCGCGCTGGCCGAGCGCTTGCCGCAGCGGATGGTGGAGAGCGCCTTTTCGACCGCCAAGGGGGTGACGGCGCAGGGGGTCAGCGAGCTGCTGGCCCAGCTACCCGCACCCCAGCGCGAGCCCTTGGCAGCCTTCCTCAAGGCGCACCCGGTCAAGACCCTGTTTATCAAGCAGACCGAGATGGGGAAGGGGGCGGCGAGCTTGAAAGTGGCTCCAGCGATAGGTGAGTATCTGGGGATCAACCCCAGCCATGTGAGGTCTTGGTACACCACGGCAGGGGCTGCAAGGACCAATGGATTCACCTTTGCACAGGCCGACCACGTTGTGATCAAAGTTGCAGCGGGCGATAAACTTAAAGAGGTGGATATGCAGGCGGTACAGGCCGCTGCCGCCCAGGTCATCGCGGATGGCAAGGCCAACCGGGGCCCACGAGCATGGCGGCCACGAGGCACCAGTGGAGATACCTTCCATCTACACTGGAGTGTGACAGCCAATGTGGGTGAGACAGTGGGATCTGCCTCACAACGGATATCTACTTGGTTGCACGAACTTGGCCACCAGGTACATTTTTGGGCCGGTGAGCCAGATCTGAGTGGCGGGCCGCTGCTGACCGAGTATGGTAGCAAGAGCAAGCGAGAAGCAGCCGCAGAGGCATTCGTTGCCTGGATGCTGGCCGGTGAACAACTGGCCGAGCACTATCCTACGCTGGCTAAACAGGTGGAAGCGATGCTGACCAAGGCGGCGCAGGCCACCACCAAAGGCAGATGAAGGTGATATGGAACGAGAAATGAAGTTATTGGAGCAAGCCAATGCCCTGTTCGAGAAAGGGGATCTGCTCACACTCACCGATGTTCAGACGCTGGAGGCGCTCTGTGCGCAGGCTTCTGGCAAGGAGGCGGAATACCTAGGGGATCTCTGGTCGGCTGCGTTGCTTAATTCCGATGAACAGGCATTTGCCTACATGACCCAGATCGAGGATGAAGCCTGATGGCCGGGAGCTTTATCGCCATCAGCCACCACGGGGTGGCCAATGCCCATGAGCTGCTGGCCCGGCTCTATCAGCGCACCGGCGACTTAAGCGAACCCCTGGCGGATATCGGTGAGGGGCTGGCACTCTCCCACCGTGATCGCTGGGATGCGCAGGAGACCCCGGAAGGGGAGCCATGGTCCCCCCTCTCGGACAAGTACCGCGCCCGCAAACCGCGCCATGCCGATGAAGTCCTGCGCCTCAACGACGATTTGCGCGACACCCTCAACTATCAGGCTGACCCCCAGGCCCTCTACTTCGGCACTCCGCTTGAATACGGCGCAGCTCACCAGTTCGGTCGCCCCGAGATCAACCTGCCCGAGCGCCCCTATCTGGGGCTGTCGGAAACAGACCAGCAGAGCGTGCTGGAGACGCTGGAAGGCTATCTGACGGCGGACGCGCCCTAAGCCTCTGAGTGCGTTTACGGGGACAGGGCCGGTGCGATGGCATGGCCCGTCCGCTCTTCGCACAGCAAAAGAGCGTTTAAACACCCTTAAACAGTACCGGCACCCCCTGCTGTTGCAGTAACCCACCATAAACCCCACCCCTCACTCTCCTCCCTGACACTGGCACCAGTGATTTTTGCTGTGACCAGCCGGAGTGAGAGTGATGCCCCCATCTGCGATTGCCGTGGCCATCTTGAATGCCAGACCCACCACCCTGGGGCTGGCCGTGCTCGATGCGCAGCTGACCCAGCAGGATGACGGTTGGTATCAACTGCTGCCGGTCGGCCCGTTCAAGGCCAGGGATGGCCGCCCCTTCGATGTGCCTGGTGGTCACTGGCAGCTCGACAAGAGCATCGCCACCACCCTGATCAACCGGGCCAAGGCACTCGGCCAAGACATCCTCATCGACTACGACCACCAGACCCTCAATATCGAGAAGACGGGCAAGGAAGCCCCTGCTGCCGGTTGGTACAACGGCGACGAAATCGAATGGCGCGAGGGGCTGGGCCTCTTTATCAGACCCCGCTGGACCGAGCGGGCCGCCGCCATGATCGCCGCCAAAGAGTATCGCTTCCTCTCCGCCGTCTTCCCCTATGACGCCCAGGGCCGCCCCCTGGAGCTGCGCATGACTGCCATCACCAACGATCCCGGGGTGGTGGGAATGCAGGCGCTGGCGGCCTTGAGTGCACAACCGATTCAACCCGGCCAGCCGGCCACCCCCGCCCATGCGGTACACAAGGAGACTCCCATGAATGAACTGCTGAAAAAGCTGCTGGCCAAGCTCGGCATCGAGCTGACCGGCGACCCGACCGACGAGCAACTGCAGAAGGCGCTCACCGAGATCGACAGCCTGCAGGCCAGTGCCAAGAAGGCGCCGGAGCTGGAGGCTGCGCCCTCGGCTGAAAAGGCCTCGTTGGCTGCGCTCAAAGCGCAGCCGGGCGGCCAGGTTGACCTGGCGCAATTCGTGCCGGTGGCGACCTATAACGCCCTGGTTACCCAGGTGGCGGCCCTGACCGCCCAGGTGGACACCACCGACGCCGCGACCCTCATCAAGGAGGCTCGCACCCAGGGCAAAATCGTGGCCGCCGAGGAGGAGTACCTGACCGCCTACGCCGCTCAGAAGGGGGTTGCTGCCCTCAAGGCGCTGCTGGAGCCGCGCCCGGCCATCGCCGCGCTCACGGCGAGCCAGACCGCCGCCGTCACCCTGCCGGAGAAGAAGGGCGATGCAGTGCTCTCGGCCGAGGACAAGTACGCCGCCGACCAGCTCGGCATCAGCCACGAGGACTTTGCCAAGGCCAAGGCCTGAGCACGCCTCCCGTTTCACGAGAAGGCAGTTCCGTTTAACCAGAGAAGGAATAGACCATGGCCATGATTACACCCGCGCTGCTGCAGTCCCTCTTCACCGGCTTCAAGAAGAACTTTGAAGACGCCAAGAGCGAGGCGCCGAGCCAGTACACCAAGATCGCCACGGTGATCAAATCGACCACCAAGTCCAACACCTATGGCTGGCTCGGCAAGTTCCCGTCCCTGCGCAAGTGGGTCGGTGATCGGGTGATCGAGTCGATGAAGGCGCACGGTTACCAGATCGTCAACGAAGACTTCGAAGCCACCGTGGGGGTCGATCGCAACGATATCGAGGACGACGAGCTGGGCATCTATGCCCCCATGTTCGCCGAGATGGGGCGCTCGGCCGGGGTGCACCCCGACGAGCTCTGCTTCGGCCTGCTCGGAGCCGGGTTCACGACCCCCTGCTATGACGCCCAGTACTTCTTCGATACCGACCACCCGGTCTACCCCAAGGCCGATGGCACCGGTACTCCGGCGATGGTCGCCAACCTGGTGGTGGATGGCGCCTATACCGGCGAGCCCTGGTTCCTGCTCGATACCAGCCGCGCCCTCAAGCCGGTGATTTTCCAGGATCGCAAGTCGCCGCAGCTCATCGCCATGACCAAGATCGACGACGAGGCGGTGTTCACCCGCAAGGAGTTCCGTTACGGGGTGGACTGCCGCGATGCCGCCGGTTTCGGCTTCTGGCAACTGGCGTTCGCCAACAAGCGGGCGCTGACCCCCGACAACCTGTGGGATGCCTTCAGCCGGATGCGGGAGTTCCAGGCGGACGGTGGCCGCAAGCTCGGCATCAAGCCGACCCTGCTGGTGGTGCCGGCGTCGCTTGAGAAGCTGGCGACCCAGATGCTGGAGCGCGAGCTCTCCGAGAGCTCCAGCAACGAGCTCAAGGGCAAGCTGGAACTGGTGGTGGCCGACTACCTGTAAGCGACACCGAGCTGTTTAACGGTGGGGTTAAGCGAGCGCAGTGTGGGCGTTTAACCCCCGTTTAAACCGGAACCTGGATTGAACGAGACAGAGGGAAACATGAGATGGAACAGGCTATTCGAGTTGGCATCACATCAACGGTTCGTCAGGTCTATTTTCGCGCGGGCCTGGCGATTGCACCTGGCAAGTCTGAGCTGGTTGTGTCGCCTGTGCAGTGCGAGACCCTGGAGGCCGATCCGCGCCTGGTGGTCACTCGCCTGCTGCTTGAAGGCGTCGCCCTTGCGGCGACTGATGCACCGCAGACGGACCGGGATCTGGACGCAGCAGTGGGCAGCCTGACCGGCTCTGGCTATCTGGCGGGCGTCGCCACCCTGGATGGCAAGGTCACCCCGCTGGCCGAGATGAAGGTCGATGAGCTGCGCGAACTGGCCGTGGAGATGGCGATCCCGGGCGCCGCCAGCATGAAGAAGGCCGAGCTGGCGGCCGCCATTGCTGCGACCGAGGTGCAATACCCGGTCAAGGACGAGGCGGACGTCACCACTGAACCGCCTGCCGACCCCGTGGCCGAGGGCGCCTGAGATGTACGCCAGCGTCAACGACATGGTGACCCGCTATGGCGAGGCGGAGCTGTTGCGCCTCGCCATGACCCCGGCCGGTGAGCTGGACAGTGCGGCCATCACCATCGCCCTGCAGGATGCCGGCGCCTTGATCGACGGCTACCTGGCGGGGCGCTACCCGCTGCCGCTGGCCCATGTCCCGAGCGCCCTGGTGCCCATCTGCGCCGACATTGCCCGCCACCGCCTCTATGGCGAGCAGGCGCCGGAGCAGATTGCCAAGCGTAACGAGGCAGCGCTGGCCTTCCTCAAATCGGTGGGCAAGGGGGAGCTGGCGCTGGGGCTGGCAGCTGACGGCGAGCAGCTGGAAAGCCAGAACTTGGCCCAGCTGCAGTCCGATGGCCGGGTGTTTGGCCGGGGCAGTGGGGGCTTCCTATGAACGGGCCCCCCCCTGAACTCGACTACCTGGCGGCCGGGGAGCTGCTGCGCGAGCTGCTGCTGCCCTTGAAAGGGCAGGGGCTCAAGGAGGTGTTTGTGGCCACCGATCTGGAGGCGGTGGCCAACCTGGGGCAGCACACCCCAGCCATTCATGTGATTTACCAGGGAGAGCGGGAGAACGAGACCACCCAAAGCGGGCGGCAAAGCGCGTTCGATCAGGTTTGGCTGCTGGTGTTGGTGCACCGTGCCACTCCCAAGGAGGCCAGCGCCGGGGTGTGGTTGGGGCGCATGTTGCAGGCCGTGGCCGGTCGGGCCTGCGGTGACAGTACCTTTCGGCGTGAAACCGCACCGGTCAAGCCGAGTTACAAGGGTGGGGTGGTCTATCTGCCCCTTGCCTTCAAGACGACAGTGAAATTCAAGGGAGAACGGTCATGAGCGAAACACTGCACCTGGAAGGGGATCTCTACATCGAGACCTTCACCAACAACGTCTCGAACGGGGTGATTGGCCCGGTGGACGTCAACAGCCTGGAAGTCAAACCGGACAGCGAGAAGATCAGCATCCCGAGCAAGCGCAAGCACAAGCTGGGCCAGGCACGGGAGAGCTACTTCGTGCCCAAGCCTGCCACGGTCAACATCAAGACCAGCGAGATCCCGCCGGTGCTGCTGGCCGCCGCCTTTATGGGGCTGGAGAGCCCCATCAACCAGGGGGCGGGGACGCTGACCGAGGTGCCGGTGACCCTGCTGGCGCACCCCAAGTGGGTGAGCCTGGGCAAGACCAATCTCTCGGCCACCGGCCTGGTGGTGAAGGAGGGGGCCACCTCTTTGGTGCTGGGTACCGATTTTGAGATCAACTATGCCCTGGGACTGTTGCGGGCCACCAAGGCGGGCGCGGTGGCTGATGGCGGCCCCGTGACCGTCAGCGCCAGCTATAACGCCATCACCGGCACCCGCATCGCCGGTAACGTGCAGCCGGAGGTGAAGGCGAAGCTGACCCTGGATGGGCGCAGCGTGATCGGCGGGGAGGCCATCCTGCTGACGGTGCCCCGCGCCAGCTTGGCCCCCAAGAAAGCGGTGGACTTCCTCAGTGACAAGCCCATCGAGATCGAGCTGGAAGGGGAGTTGCTGGCCCTGGATGGCGAGGATGCGCCTTTCTATGTGGATCGGCCGGAGACGGTGTAATATTCCTATAAGTGGCGGTATTATTCCGCCACTTTGTTTTTCTCTGGTAAATTAAATGCAATTGTGACTCTTGGGAATAATTCGAAGCCACCTTCTTGAATGTGGTAAAAAATATTTCGATAACGAAAATTATAGTATCCTACTATTGTGATCTCATCAAAAATAGTTTGACTATGCAATAGTAGCCAAGATAAATTATCAGCCTCAATACAAAGCTGCTTTATTTCTAGAGTCATTTTCTGTTTTAATTTCTCAGCTTTGTCTTTATTGAAGTGGCGGCCTTCCTTATTCATCATCCCACTTAAAGTGTATATGGCTTTTGTAAAGTCATGCACTACGCCTTCATTTTTATCATTCACTGCTGACAGTATGTCAAAGGGAGAGTCTAAAATATTATCTATACGATGTGCAGATTCTGTGATCAAACGCTGTATATCGTCTGATTTTCTCTGGTTGTTTGCTAGGGTTAGCTGTTGGTTTTGTAAGTTGTAAGTCTTCCATATACCAATAAAGGTAACTAAAGAAAATAATGGACCTATGGTGCCACCTACAAAACTACCAAAGTTTGCCCATGATTGGTTATTTGGCCAATTGTATTGTGATAGAAGGCCAAATTCTGAAAAATAGAAATATAGAGGTGTTGTTATAATGATTGTAATTAGTGTTGAAAAAAACAGTATTTTAAGTAGCTTAGATATCATGAGTGACCTTTCTAATTGTAACTCTCCATAAATACATCCATTTTGCCACTTCTTTACAATAGGGCATACCTGAATCTCTCAGGAGTGTCTCATGCGCTCCTTATCCTTCTCTCTCAAACTCGCCCTGGAGCTCGGTGCCAAGGCCAATAGTTGGCACAGGAAGAGGAAACTGCCCCACCGGCCGGTGATGTGGATGAGAACGGCGGAGAGACCCGCCGTATTCTATCAGTCATGAATGCGTAATTACGCTGCGCTATTTGAGGCTGCGTTTTCGGTGGGAGTAGTTAACTTTTCCAGGGCCTCTAAAATGAAATGCAAGCCGATGTATTTGGCTCCGGAATCATAATTAATGTAGAAGACGTCATTGTCAGAAGGATCTTCCAAATCTGATTCACCATTTGGCTTAAACTTAATGCTGCCTGTCTCGATAAGATTTTTTTCTGGATATTCCACTAGTGCATAGCAACGAATGATCCCGAGAGGTCGGCGTAGTTCCTCTGTGAGAACCACAGAAAAAACTAGTCGCAAAGTCCTATCAACAAAATCAATTTCAACTTGATTTTCATCAAGTTTTGGCGTCACGGATATCCCCTTGACGAAGAAGTCGGCCTGTCCAAGTGAACTCTCTAAAGACTCCACAAATGATGCAAATTGTGCTTTGAGAGTAGTGTGGTGGCGAGATATTGCCGCCAACGTTTCATGTAGTTCTATATTATTTAGCACTAGTTTCTCCTTAGAACATAGATTTGATTAGTCCAGCGTAACTCAACGCTTGCAGACATCCCGTGACGGGCCTCTGTAATCTGCAATAAATCCCTTAATTCAACTAACTATTCACAATAGGGCATATCTGAATCTCTCAGGAATGCCTCATGTCCACCTCTTCCACCCTCAAACTCGCTCTGGAGCTGGCGGCCAAGGTTACCGGCCGGGAAGACTTGGCCGCCTTGGCGGGTGAGGTACAGGAGCTGGGGCCCCTCTCGACCGAGACCGCTGCCGAGACCGAGCGCCTGGCACAAACCCTGGAAGGTTTGACCCAGCAGCGTGACCTGATCGCCCAGTTCGAGGCCAGCGGCCGCGCCCTGACTCAGCTCGAACTGGCTACCGTGCTCTCCCGTGACAAGCTGGCCGAACTGCGCCGCGAGCAGCAGGAGACCGGCGGCGCGGCTCGGCAGCTCACCGACAAGGAACGCTTGCTGGCGTCCGAGGTCAAGCAGCTGGAGCGTCAGCTGGTCGCTCAGGCCGCCGCCCATACCCGCCTGCACGCCGGGCTCAGCCAGGCCGGGCTCGATACCCGCAACCTTGCCCAGGAACAGCAACGCCTGCAGCGGGAGCTGCGCGAGAGTGCGGCCCAGACCGAGCGGCTGGGGCGTTCCCTGGTGCAGGGAGCGCAAGGCGCTGGCGGCTTCCAGGGAGCCATCGGTAGCCTGACCGGCCGCCTGGTGGCCATGGCCGGTACCTGGTTCGGTATCCAGACCCTCACCACCCAACTGATGGCCATGTTCCAAACCGGCGATCAGGCCGAGCGGCTCAATGTGCAGCTCAAGGCGGTGATGGGATCGATTGCTGGCGGCAAAGAGGCTTCTGCCTGGATCCAGGACTTCGCCAAGAACACTCCGCTGCAGCTCGACGAGGTGACCCAGGTCTTCGTGCGCCTGAAAGCCTTCGGCATCGACCCCATGAATGGCGCCATGCAGGGCATCGTCGATCAGGCGTTCAAGCTCGGCGGCGGGTTCGAGGAGGTGCAGGGCATCTCCCTGGCTCTCGGCCAGGCCTGGGCCAAGCAGAAGCTGCAGGGGGAGGAGATCCTGCAGCTGATCGAGCGCGGGGTGCCGGTGTGGCAACTGTTGGAGCAGGTCACCGGCAAGAACACCGCCGAGCTGCAGAAGCTCAGTGAGGCCGGAAAGCTCGGCCGGGACACCATCCAGGCGCTGATGAACGAGATCGCCGCCCAGTCGAGTGGGGCGGCGGCCAACAACATGAGCCTGCTCTCGGGGCTTATCTCCAACGCCCAGGACAACCTGGCCAAGTTCTACCGCATGGTGGCCGAGAACGGGGCACTGACCTGGCTCAAGAACCAGCTGGCCCAGCTCAACGCCGAGTTTGACGCGATGGCCCAGGATGGCCGCCTGCAGGCGTGGGCAAAGCGTTTCTCCGATGGCATCGTCTCTCTGGGGGAGTCCATCAAGGCCTTTATCCAGACCGTCTATGCCTGGCGGGATGCCCTGCTGGTGATGGCACAGGCCTGGTATGGCCTGAAAATCGCGGGCTGGATTGCCGATCTGCGCGGTCTTTATGGCCAGTTTATCGCCCTGCCGGCAGCGACGGCCACGGCGGCCGGCGGCATGACCACGGCAGGGACGGCGGCGGCTGGGGCAACGATAGGCGTGCGGGCGCTGGGCATGGCCATCAAGGGACTGCTGGCCGCCGTCACTGTCGAGTCGATATTCCAGATCATCCGTCTGGCCACCGCCCTCAAGGAGTGGATGCAGGCCGAGCTGGCGCTGCGAGAATCCCAGGCGCTACGTGCTCAGACCCAGGCCCAGCTCAATGGCCAACTGGCGGCGCTCTCGGCTCAGCTCGGGATCGCGATCACCAGTGTGGAAGACATGGACAGGGCCGTGGCTGAGGGCAAGATCCATTACGACGAGGCCACCGGCAGCTGGCGACAAGGGGCCGCCGCCGTCAAGGAGATCGGTACCGAAGCCAAGCAGACCCGCGACTACATGAATGAAATCAATGCCGTGGCCAAGAAAACGGCGGCAGAGATCCCCGCCACGCTGGGCAAGGCAGCCGAAATCCTGGGGCTGGACTTCGAGCGGGCCAATGGCCGCATCGGCGAGAGCTTCAAGGAGACCCTCGGCGCCCTGGATACCCTGGTGCAGCACAGCGGCTCCAGCTCAGCAGCCTGTGAAGAGTACCTGGCGGCCGCATTCAACCAGGCGAAGAACAAGGCCGAGATCGACGCGGTGATCGCGCGTATGCAGGCGATGACCAAGCAGGGCCAGCTGACCGGGGATGGCATCACCCGCTCCATGGCCATTGCCAATGATGCGATGAACAAGATCAAAGGGGGCAGCGGCGATGCCAAGCAGGCCGTGGCGGCGATCGGCGATGGCTTCGACAAAGCTGCCGACAAGGGCAAGAGCGCGACCGACGCCATGGAAGCAGGACTGCGGCGGGTGCAGGTGCAGGCCGACAAGACCGGGACCTCGGTAGCCGGTGCGGGCGGTTCAGGTGGGGCCGGTGATGGTGGGAATGGCGGTACTGCCGACGGCCGCCGACAGGTCAGCCGTACCGTGAGCGCCGGGTCGTTTTTCTACAAGTCCGTGGACATCAACAACCTGCGGGGTAATACCGAGGCGCTGGAGAATACCCTGGCTGGGGTGGAGGATGAGTTGGCCCGCTATCGCCAGAAAGTGATGGATCTTGGGGCGGGAGCGACCAGCGAGTGGAGTCGCGCTTACGGCGAGATCTTCCTCAAAGAGATGAAGGCTATGCGGGCCAAGCTCCAGCAGGAACTGAACAAAGCCCAGGCCAAGGAGGCAGAGAAGGCGCAGGCCAGCCAAGCCGGGCCATCCCCGGCGCCGTACTCGCCGTACATCAACACCCCAGGCACCAGTGTACCGGCTGCCCAACCCCTCCAACCCATCGTGATCCAGCTGGGTGAGCGTTCGGCCCGGATCGACGTGGCACCGTCCCAGGTGGTGGGGTTGCTGGATATCTTGAAGCGCTACCAGGAGGGGCAGACATGAACAGCATCAACGGCGTTGCCCTGGATGACGAGTTGGTCTGGATCGATGAATGGGCCTGGACCCCCATGCTCCAGAGCGTGGATTACGCCGTGACTGGCGACTTGATTGCCCAGCACGGTTTGAAGGTTGGCGGCCGCCCCGTCACCCTGACCGGCCGGATACGGTACGCCGGGCTGGTGGCGGTTTATCAGCTGCTGAGCGACCCGACACCGATGACGCTCTCGCTGTTCGGGCGTGAGTCACAGGTCATCTTCCGTCATGCAGATGGGCCCATCCAGGCCATTCCCGATTACGAGGTTGCCAACCCGGCTGAATTCCCCGAGCTGGGATACACCCTCACCCTGCGTTTAACAGAGGTTTAAACATGCCCATCACAGCAAAAGACATCGTCATCTACGAGTCGGCTAGGCTGACGGATGAAGACAACGGCGGTGGGTTGCCGACTGGCCGACGGGTGATCGATGGGCAGGTCAACAACCTGTTCCCCGACACCAGCCGCCTGGACCGCACCCAGGGGCGGGTCAATATCCGCAAGATCTTCGGCGGGGTGGCGGTGGATACCCAGGAGGTCTACCTGGGCTCCCATTTTATGGTGAGCAAGGATGCCGCCGACAGTCGCGTCAACATGATCGCCTTTGCCGGCACCCCGACCGACACCCGCGCAGAGGTCAAGAACGCCATCGAGAGTTACCTGGTGCCCGGCATCAGCGCCCGCATGTACCTGCTCGGTGACCAGTACAAGGGACAGCGGATGATCCTCGCGTTTCAGGAGGTCTCTGCCCCCGAGCCGGAACTGGGCGGCACCCTGCTGCTGCGGGGAGAGGACCCTGACACCAAGGCCGCCTATGAGCAGTACGTCAAAATTGCCGAGTATGAGGCCCACGAGCAGACCTTCACCTATGAACATGGGGGTGAGTTCAAGACCCTGGTGCGGCGGGTCTGCACCCTCAAAATCACGGCCCGCCTAGCCTATACGTTTTATGGCGGCGTCCCGTATCCAACCGGTTCGACCACCTCCAACGGCAACCAGGTGGCCGATATCCTCACCACCACGGTGGCGGATGCGGCCCGTTACTACGGGGTGGCCGCGTTGGCGCGGTCAGCCTTGCCGGGTGATCTGCAGGTGCGGGTCAACTCGGTTTACAAGCCGATTGTGCCGAGCGCCTATGGCGAGAACCTGTTGACCGACCGCTCGGCGGCGACTGATCTGGCGATCATGCAACCCTCGGGCAATGCCGTGACCCGCCCCCTCCAGTTTGCCCTGGTGGCGGGAAGCCAGTCCCGCAGCTATCTGGAGCGGGTGCCCAAGCGCGGCTCCCTGCAACTCACGATCGATGGGGGTGTGTTCAAGGACAATGGCAGTGGGGAGTTGAAGTTCCAAAGCGGTAACAACAACTTCAGCAAGCTGACCGTGAATTTCGAAACCGGCCAGATCGACGCCTGGCGCAATGCGGGCAGCTTTACCGCTTCGGTCACCGCCAGCTACACCCCGGCGGTGCGGATCCTGGGTAACCTCATCAGCGTGAGCCGTGAGGTGACCCCCGCCACCCGCACCTTTAACTGGACGTTCGACTTCTCCGCTGCCATCCCCATGCCGGGCACGGTGCGGGTCTTGTACCGGGCGCTGGGCAAGTGGCAGCAGCTCGAAGACAACGGCAGCGGCCAGCTAGTGGGGCAGGGCTCTGGCACTCAGAACTTTGTGACCGGCTCCCTGGCCGTCACCACTGCCGCACTGCCGGATGCCGAGAGCGAGATCATCGTCCAGTACCAGCCTGCTCAGGGGATAGCGGTCGAGTTGCTGCTGGGCAGCAAGACAGTCGGCAAGCACCAGCGCCTGGAGTTGCCGGACGGCATTCTGCCAGGCTCGCTGCAGGTAAGCTGGGTCAATGGCAGTACCGGATACAGCCTCACGAGCAACGAGCAGGGGGTGTTATCCGGCAGTGGCAGCGGCACCGTGCTCGATGTGGATGGGCTGATCGAGTTCATGCCACTCGTGTTGCCCAGCGATGGGCTCTATACCCTGACCTACACACCGGATATCCGCCTGCTGGGGGAGGTGGTGATTCCGGGAGCAGGAAACCAGAGCGCCAGCGGATCGGTGGGGCAGGCGTTCAAGCCGCGGAGCTTCCTGCTGCGCTATGCGGTACGCCGCTTCAATCACGCGGGGCGCTTCCATGCCCAGGGGGATGGCTACTACACCACCCAGGTGATCGATATCCGCGATGACGGGGTGGGCAACTTGCTGCGGGATGAGGCCGTGGTGGGGACGATCGACTACTTGACTGGAATGTTTTCGTTTAGCTGGTCACAGAGCTTCAGCTACCAATATTACATCTCAGAGCAGGGTTATCAGACCGTCAATCTGCAAGAGGAGATGGTGGGGCCCGGCACTTGGCAGGCGCTGGAAACGGGCACTGGAACCACTCCCATCACAAGCCAAGTCAATGCGCCGGAACTCGATTTCCTGCTGGGCAAGCCCAACATTCTGACCGGTTCGCTCTGGTTTACCGATGGCAGCACCCACTACATCGAGCGAGATGGCATTCTCTGGAAGAATCCGGACTCCCGTACCGGGGCCGGTAGTCGGGTTGGCCGGGTGGATCTGGGGATCGGGCGGGTGGTGCTCTCCGATCTCGGCGGCTTTACCGGTAACCTCACGCTGCTCTCCTGTGCCCGTGTGGTGACGGCGGCGTTTGCCAATGCGCTGACCTTCCGCACCCCCGGTAGCCCGCTCAAGCAGGCCAACTTCCAGCTGATCGCGGTGGCCTATGACGGCACCCTGGTGAATGCCAGCGCCGATGCGCAGGGGGATCTGGTGGGCGATGGCGTGACCGGGACGGTGAACACCAACACCGGGGTGGTGAAAGCAGCTTTTGCCAAGCCGATCCTGGCGAGCTCTGCCCGCTACAACACAGTGTTGCTGACCGCCTTGCCGCTGGATGCCGCCCGCATCGGGCTGGATCCGGTACGCCTGCCCGCCGATGGCAAGGTGCCCATCTACCAGGATGGCGACACCCTGGTGCTCTCCCACACTGCCTCCCAAGCGGTGGGGGAGCCGGCCGGTGGCGCGGTGCTCGACGCCGGGCGCGACTATGTGGCCGACCTCTACCTGGAGGGGGCCAATGGCAAGCGCCTCGCGCCATCCCAATACACCGAGGATCGGGATAGCGGTCTGCTGACCCTGAACGCAGTCTACAGCCTGGTGGACGACACAGGGGCGGCAGTGACTGCGCCGCTCACCTTCGTCAACCGCATCGAGCACATGAGTCTGGTGCTGGACGTGCAGATCTCCGGCGACCTGACCCTAGCCGACCCGCTGGTACACGACTATCCGGCCGGGGAGACCATGGTCAGCTCCTGCCTGCAGTTTGGCGACCGCTTCGCCAGCTGGGCCAACAACTTCGTCCAGCAGAGTTGGAACAGCGCCAGCCCGAACTGGGGCAGTGCGCCCGTAGGTGGGGCCATCAGCGCCAACTACAACTGGGCGGATCACCCGGTGCAGGTGACCGATCGGGGGGCGGTGGATGAGCAGTGGGCGCTGGTGTTCACCGGCACCTCTACTTACAACGTCATCGGCAAGACGCGGGGGTTGATCGCCTCCGGCAACTTGACCACGGACCTGGCCCCCCTCAACCCCAACACTGGTACCCCCTTCTTTGTGCTGGAGGCGGCGGGCTTCTCCAGCGGTTGGGCCAACAACAACGTGGTGCGCTTCGATACCAGTTCGGCGCTAGCCCCCATCTGGTTGCTACGCTGCATCAGCGTCGGCCGTGCCACCCACCCGGACGATCGCTTCGAGGTCTTCCAGCGCGGCGATGCCGATTAAGCGGCCACCGGCAATGAACAACGACGAGGAGCCGCGCCATGCAGCGACTATCAGGCAGAGTCAATGACCAGGGCGTGCTGCTGGCTGATGCCGTGGTGCTGGCCTTGCCGCGCTTTGCCGGGGTGATCCCCGGCTCATCCCCGCCCAGGGTGGGGCGCTGGGTGCTCGCCCACACCACAACCGACGCGGAGGGGGCGTGGCAGCTCGATTGCGACTATTCAGGCCCAGTCATCGTGATGTGCTGGGATACCACAGGACGACAATTGGCCCCCATGGTGCTGGGGCCGGTGGAGGCATAGATGGCATTGGAATTTGGTTCAGGTACGCAGGCCGATCCGTATCTTCTGGTTAACTTGGCGGATGTGCAGGCGTTGTTTTCATCATATCTGACAAGCGGAAAGTATTTTGCACTTGTTGCAAACTTGGACGTGTCAGCAACTCAAATAACTTACAATAACGGTTCGAATGCCGTGTTTAATTTGGATGGCCGTGGTTACAAACTTCGAGTAAATCTACGCAATACAAACTATGCTACCAGCTATATTTTTTATGGATGGGGAGCTGGCACCCTAACCAATATATATTTGAGCATAATTCATAGTGGTTGGTATCAGAACTCAGGTACGAACCCTGGCTTTACGCTCAGCAATTCAGTAATTGAGTTTTCCTCTAATACAACAGGTGGCGTCGCAAGCATTCTGAAAGGTAGTAATTCAATGATTATTGGTGGCAATGCTGGCGTTATCTCTGCCACCAACATTTATAAAGAAGGTAGTGCAACGGCAAACACAATTAACACTTCCAGCTTTGCCGATGGCAATAAATTCAATAAGGCTAACTATCCCACGCTCTCGGAAGATAAGTGGATCTTCGATGGCATCAGCTTGCCACGGCCGCGCCCTCAGGCGACTGCAGACCTGACCACTCGTTATGCTGTAAAAGGCCAAACCAAAGTCGGAGGAAGTAACCGTCAACGCAATCTGGCGGTGTTTACCGAAAACGGCTTGCGCTACAAGGTGCAGGATACCAAGGCAGACGGTTCATTTTTTTTGAACCTCAATGACGTGACCACACCGGTTATTATATTGGCCTATGACGATATCGGGGCCAAAGCAGTCATCAATACCGCATATAGCCTGAACCAGATTATTCACCCTGCCACCCCTAATGGCTTTCGTTATCGCTGCACCCTGGCGGGAAACAGCGGTGCGACTATTCCGCCAGAGCCCTGGAGCACGACCACCGTATTAACTATCGGGGCTGCCAAATTTACCACGGAGCCGGTCTATGAGCCCAAAGCTCATGGCCCGCTGCTGCCGGTGCCGTTTAACGTAGTGACTGAGCAACCCGCGTGAGGTCGTGATGGCAACTCCCTATTTATTGGCTGCTGACCCCCGCGCCCTGCTGTTTGATGCCAGTGCCACCTACGTTTCCCCCGCAGCCACATCTGTGTTGTTCGATGTGCCAGATTGGCTGGAACGCACCATCACAGGCCGGGTGGCAGGTGTGGTCACGGTGCGCGATATTGGCCGCGCCCGTGAAGTGTTGGTGCTGAGCGCAGAGCTGATCGAGGGTGAGTACCGGGTGCTGGCTGAGGTAACCAGTGGTGGTGATGGGGCCTTCGCTGCCGAGTGGCTGAGCTATCAGGGCAAGGTGTTGGTGGTGGGGCTCTCGCAGTATGGTGAGACCTGGCAGGCCGAGCGCATCTATCAGGTGGGGGAGGTGGTGAGCCCACTCGAGTGGAACGGTTTCATGTACGTTTGCGAGCAGCCCGGCACGGCGGGTAGTGAGGAGCCGGTCTGGCCGCTCGCCGAAGAGGCTGCCGTGTTTGTCGGCAGCGCCGTGTGCCGTGCCCGGCAGTACCTGCCCATCGTGGCCCACGGGCCGCTGCAACCCGTGATCGAGGTGAGCTGATGTATCTGCCGCCCGCCGCCAACGCCATTACGCTCGCCATTGCCTCTCGCCGCCTGGTGAAGGTCCCCGCCCCGGCGGCCATCGACTTTTATCTGGGGGGCTCGCTGCGCCCGCCCTTGGCCCCGGCTATCCGCACCGCGATGGCCAGCGGTTGGCAGGGGCTGGCCCAGGTGAAGGATAGCCAGCTGACCCTGACGAGGGGACAGCTGCACGCAACCGACCAAGGTGGCGCGCTGCCCTTTGGCCAGGCGAGCCCGCTGGAGCAGCCACTGGCAGCCCTGCTGACCCAGGCGCGGGCCGTGGATCTGACCCAGGCAGGCCGCTGGGTACTGGCCACCCGGCAAGACAGCCGCCTCTGGCAGGGTCTGGCGATGAGCGCGGCCCGCGACCCACTGCCCCTGCGCGGTGTCTGGCAACAGGCCGCCCAGCGGCTGGATTTGGCCCGTACCGGCCCTTGGCAGCAACCGCCCGCCCGCGACCAGGCCACCGCCACCTGCTGGCATATCACCGATCTCCGCCATCGCCCCTGGGAGCTGCGCTGGGATGGGCTGCCGCCGTTGCTGACCCGGTTACCTGCCCGCGACCGGCTCGATTTTGCCATGACCGCTGCCACGGACGAGTGGCAGGCGATGAGCCTGGTGTTTTCACTGGCCGATCCCCAGCCCGATCGCGCCGTGGCGCCCCGCGACAATGGCCATGGTCTGCCAGCGGGCTATGCCCGCACGGCCGATCAGGACGATGCCATGCCCTGGGGGGCTGGCGCCAAACCGCTCGACCCGGGCTGGGGGCTGGAGCATGGCGATGACTCTGGCGGCGAGATTGGCGATCGCGAGCCTCCCATCCACCCTCAACCGGCGCCCTACATCATCATGAACGAGATCAGTTGCGTTGCCGTCAATGGCAGTGAGCGCGTGCCGCTCGCCCTGTTCAACCCGAGCCTGAAACTCGATATCGACAGCTTTGTGTGGGAGCTCTCTGGTGAGCTGCGGGGCAAGACCAATCTGCCCTATGTGAAGCCGACCGCCACCGGGCCACGCCATATCGAGCTGACCATCAACGGTTGGACCTGGCTGTTCGCGGTGCAAGGCTACCGGGTCAACCGTGCCCTGGGAAGTGAGGTTTACCCCTTCACGGCCCGTTCGCGTACTCAGTTCCTCGACAGCCCCTGGGCGTCCCTGGTCGATGTGACCCTGCCCAATGAGATAACCGCTTGGCAGCTCGCCGAGGCGTTGCTGACGCCGCTGGGCTTTGCCATCGAGCGGCCAGCCCACGGCGAGTGGGTGCAGACACCGGACTGGCCGCTGGCACCCGGCTCTATCAGCGAACGGATGGCCCCCAAGGAGCTGCTGGCCCGGTTGGCCAAGGCGGCGGGGGCCGTGCTGGTGCCTCACATGAGCGAAGACAAGGTGCTGGTGCAGCCCCGTTATCTGGTAAGCCCCTGGCAGTGGGCCACGGCGCCGGATTCGGCCTTTAGCCACCTCATCCCCGAGGCGATGATCCCGGAAGAATCGAGCGAGTCGGCATCGAGCCCGCGCCTGGAACGGGTGCTGATCGCCGGCACCACCCACGGGGTAGTCACCGAGGTGGTGCGCACCGGCACGGCGGGCAGCCAGAGCGGCGAGGATATCAGCGACGTACTGGCCCAGACCCACCCGGTCAATGCCGAGCGGGGGCGAAACCTGATTGCCGACTCGGGCGAGCAGGAGATGGTGACCCTGCGCCTGCCGCTGATGCGGCCGGGGCAGGCGCCGGGACTGGTGGTGCCCGGTCAGCTGGTGAAGGTGCTGCGGGCCGATGGTAGCCATACCAGGGCGCTGTGCATCAGCAATGCACTGGCGCCCTCTGGCATCAGCTCGGTGTGGCAGAACGTCACCCTGGAAGTGCATTTGGACATGGAGGCATAGATGGCGAGCAACAACCCGTGGAAGAAGTTTGAGGCCATGCTGCCGAGCACGGTGCGGGTGAGGGGCAAGGTGCTGCTGGTCGATAGCCTGCGCGGTACCAGCCTTATCGAGCAGGTGGGCGGGGCCACCCTGCGGGTGTTTGGCACCGGCACCGCTGTGGGTCGTTGGGTGCTGGTTGAAAATGGCGCAATTGTGACCCAGCTCCCCGATCTGCCCTTTGCCAGAATTGAAGTCTAG